AAATACTTGCCTTAGAATTATTTATCTCCTCAATTATTTTCTCAGAACAACCGGATGGAGGTGTAAAACAAACATCCAGTTTGGACGCTAAGGTTGTATTTAACAATAGAACAATTAACAAACCTATTTTAAGTAATATTTTCATTTTTCCATAACCTTACTTCTATTTTCCTTCTATTCTCCAAACCTTTTATAAGTATTTTATCGTGGTAAATCCAGCGCATAAACTGCTTTGGTACTTTATTCCACAATTGTTCATTAATAAATTTTAACAATGTAGATGTTTTAAAATTTGTTTTACCGACGTTGAACACAAAACAGACAAGCGCATCAAACTGATTTTGCGTCAAAGGTATTTTTACATATTTATTAATTGCATTTTCTGCCGCAGTTACATCTTTCTCTAAAATATCTTCTGCTTGATCTTCTGTTATCGGCTCTATTATATTATCATCGGGTAATATAACATGACCATAACCTATTGTTCTTTTCCCGGCTGAGCAGATATAACTTTTGCTAGAGAAACCCCTACCTTCCTCTAATACTTTTAATAACTCTATGCCTTTTTCACTGGTTTTCATTTCTCAAGTGAAGATGGAGTTAAATCAATATCAATTCCGGTTTCCTGTTTTAATATCTCTTCTGATATTTCTTCTACTGCGTTATCATCGCCGTAAAAATAAACAGAACCAAGACCTATTATTACAACCAGAATTAGAATCATATATTTATATTTTGTTAACAGCTTCATTTTTTAATACCTCAAATAAATCTTCCTGCGTGGCATCTTTTCTGGCAAGTACTTTCATAACTGTTTCATCTTTACACTTTCTACTTACCAAGTGATAGATAATAACAGGTTTAGTCTGTCCTTGTCTATGAAGCCTTGCGTTAAATTGTTTATAACTATCCATTCGCCACGTCAAGCCAAACCAGATTATAACTCTACCTCCTTTTTGCAGGTTAAGCCCTTCTGCGCTGTTAGCCTGACATAAGAGTAATCTTATTTCCCCTCTGTTCCATGCTTTTACAAGATCGTCAATATTTCTGCTATTCAATGTTCTAGCATAATGAAACCTTTTCTTTATACGCTCTTCATCTGACTTGAAATTAAAGGCAACCAATATGTTTTCTTCCGGATGTTCATTAATAAGCTCCTCTAGCATATCCAACTTATTATTGTGGATTTCCACATAATCGCCAAACTCATTATAAACTGCTCCGTTGCAGTATTGCAGAAGCTTGTTACATAACACCCCTGCGTTTACTGCCGTTAGCTCTTCATTCTTTATTTGAATATAAAACTCCTTTTCAAACTCCTTATACATATCATAATTATCAATATTAACACTGATAGTATTGATAATCTTATCGGGAAGAGTCAGGTAATCCTCACCTCGCATATACATCCAGCTTGATGTAAGCTTTTCCGATATCAATCTTGGATACATACATTCAAACGCAAATCCATGCAGATTTGGTCTAAAATACATTGTTCTATAAGTTGTGATATTTTTACCAAGTAACTCACCTTTATCAATTAGATACTGCTGTGGCCAGATATCGATAAAACCCTGCGGCATTGGTGTACCGCTAAGAAGAACTATGTAATTGTAAGTAAACTTTTTAAGTGCTTTGAATCTATTTGAAGCGTGGTTTTTAAATTTATGGCTCTCATCTATAATAATCATGCCGTATTTATGAAAACCTTTATCGTACATCCACTCAACGTTTTCCTGATTGATGATGTAGATATTAACGTCTTTTTTTAACGCATCCAGTCTCTCTTTCTCATTACCGCAGCAGATACTATATGATAAATGGCTTATGTGCTTCCAATTCTCAATCTCATTGCCCCATACGTTTTTAGCAACGTTAAGGGGAGCAATTACAAGCAGCTTCTTTACCTTTACGTCAAGTAAATGCATGAACGCAGTAAGTGCGATAACAGTTTTACCAAGGCCCATATCAATAGCAAGACCGCATCTCTTTTTCTCTAAAATGTAGTCAATGGCTTTTAACTGGTAATTTCTTAAATCCGATTCAGTTAACATTTGTTAAAGCTATATATTTTCTATCCTGTAAAATTTTTAGTAATTTAAACCCTTTTACTACGTCATCTATTACATAAACACTAACTCTTCTCTTACCAAAATCTTCATGTACTTTTTTTTGCAAAGACGTTAATTTGCCGTCCTTACTTTTAAACTCAATGAAGAATATATAGCCAAGAGGATTTATAAAAATTCTATCCGGCACACCTCTATTTGAGGGTGAAGTGAATTTGTATGTTAAGTAACCAAGCTCAGTAGCTTTTTCTCTTAATGCTTTTTCAAGTTGTTTTTCTGTCATGAGATTATCCTATTTGCTATATTGTTTGTTCTATCAAAAATACAATGTTTTTAATCGCCAGTATTATAAACAAAGCACCTGTAACTATGTTTATTGCCCTTCTATACTTACTTGTATATCTGGTAACCAGTTTTGAAGATAAAACATAATTGGCACTTAAAAACCAAAAAGCAGCAAGTATTGTTAGTTCAAACCAATATGCAGTTATAACAATAATCGGGTTATTTAAATTAATATACATAGTCATAATACTTATGAAGAATGTAAAAGCTAAAGGGTTTGTAAACTCAACACAAAACGCCTCATAAAAATAACCTCTATTACTGGTTTTACCCGTAACATTGTTATCATCTTCTTTATAAAGTAACATAGTCTTAAATCCGACATACACCAAGTAAAGGGAACATATTAATTTTACGATGAAATAGTTACAAGACCCGAAGTTTTTATTAATAAGAAGTACGATAAGCACAAGAGCTATCTGCAAAGATGTCCCGACAACAGTTGCAAGAGCAGCTTGGAATCCTGCTTGCTTACTAATCATGCTATTACGTAATATTAGACCTATAGATGGCCCGGGCATCATTGCTGCCAATAAATAAACTAGCCCTAATTCTATAAAGTTGTTTTCTATCATGTTATTTGTCCTTATATTTTAAAATTAAATTATACCTTTTAAGCAATCTGTCTAAAAAGTCCTTATCCACCTTACCTTTACCTCGTTCTATACCGGTTATCTTACTTGTTGAACAATCCATTAACCTGCATATTTCACTAAGACTTACGTTTGCCATCTGACGTAAGACTTTTAACTGCTCACTTTGGTCAATAGATAACTCAACATAGTTACTATTGTCTCTAATCCTACCCATTATTTACCCCTATTGTTTTTAAAAGTTCGTAAGTTTTATTTATATATTTTTCATAAGAGACACATCTTAGTCCCTTATCTAAAGACATTATAGGGTAAGCATCATCACTACCTGCGACCTTATCACCATCCTTGGTAAAAATAGGTTCACCTTCCATTGACCAATACCAACGAACTATCTTACCTAAATACTTTTTCTTCCAGTAACCACCTGTTGCTACTTTCCTAACTGTTAAAAAGTTCTTCGGAAGTAAAGGTGTATCGTAAATAGTATCTTCTATTTTTTCACCGGTTAAAAGGTAATTAAAAATAGCATCTTTACATACTTTAATTGCCGGGTTTCTTGATAAATCACCGGTCGCAAACAGTCCCTTACTCTTAATAGTATTGTCTTCCTTAATAGCTATATATGAATTAACAGATTGAGTATATAATGCCTTAAATCTTGTTTCTTCAGTTTTAAAATTAATTTTATTTTCCCATGCTTCTATTATTTTACGACAAATATCATATTTATCTTTTTTCAAATAAGCGGTAATACTATCTGTATTGCTGCTTACCACGCTTATCCCGTATTCCTCCAGTCTCTCTATAAGCATAAGCTGAGTTAATTGACCTGTTAAAGTAGTATGTATTAAAGCCTCAGGGGCGTATAGTTTGCTAAATTGATCACCTAGTTTTCCGAATGTTCCGTTTAAAATAATTTTAAACGTATTCGAATCTTCTATATCACCTTTTGTCTTGGCTACTATTCGGTCATTATAAATCTGACGATAGAAGTTTAAAAAATCTTCTTTAGGAAAGCCGTTAGGATAATAATTATTGTTCAATATCATCGTTGGATAAAAACTGACAACATCTATATCAATTAAAAGTTCATCATCTCTAGCTACTATTGCCCTATTAATTTCTGTTGAATGGATACCACCTATGCCTATATTATAACAGCTATTATTTATCTTAATGTCCGATGGTATATCTGATTTTAAAATATTATCACCTTTGACACCCTTAAAATTTATTGCCAATATCTGTTCTAGAACATTTTGTAACTGCTCTGTTTTATATCTGATATAAGCAGGCGGTTTGTAATAAAAATCATAAATATCATTATTAACATTTTTATCCCTGGACATCTTTTTCAAGATTAAATCCTGAGCTATCTGAGCATCTGATCTGCTTCTAACATCAATATCATATTTTTTACTGATAGCTATTCTAAGATTTAAAGGTTTTTGTAACT